GGCTTCCGCGACGTTGTAGATCGACGTAGTAGGGCCACCGTCAAACGTGGTTGCGGCGTTTGCCCCGTACCACGTACCGTGCCAAGTCGTTTTTTTGGTTGTGCTTGTGGGGTTCATTACGTCGATAGCGAACGTGTTATGGGACGGTGTTGCTTGATTTCCGCCCATAATCGTATGACTCGTTGCGGCAATATTGGTCACCGCAACGTCCGCGCGTATGTCGTACCTAAACCCGAAGTAGTTCGCCGCGGTTCTTGCCGCACCGCTCGCGTTTACTTGGCAGGCCAAGGTCATGTTCGCAGAGCATGAGAACTCAAACAACACGCGGTAGAACTGATAAGTGCTTGTGAATACGCCAGTGGCGAATGCCACCGCCGATGACGTAGTAAACGACACACTTGTAATAGGCACTAGGCCACTAGCGGCGGCAGGCCCGACGGTCGCCCATGATGATCCGTCGTAATACTGGACGACGTTCGCGTCTTCCAAGTAGCACAACTGGCCCTCGGCGAGTGTCTTCTCCCCGGCTCCTCCGAAGCCTGCGTCACGCGCTGAGGTGTCGGCGAAGACGGGGACTCCGGTTCGTGCGGAATTGTTCATCTGCGCGGCGGTCAATACCTGCCCGGCGGTGAACGTGGGTACGGTTGTTTGAGCGTTGGCTCCCATAGTTCTTAGAGCCTACCTTACGAGCCGAGCACGTTCAGTCCGTCGAGCGTCCCGTAGAGGGCGTCGTCGAGTAGGAGGGCGTAGACGATCGTCGTCGGGGCCGTGTAGAAGGCTCGCGTCTCGCCGCGTAGGTCGATGCGGTGCGCGATGCCTTCGACGCTGAGTTCTTCGGTGACGCTGAGCGGGCTCCCTGTCGTGAATGTGCGCTTGACGCTGATCGTTTGTCCGAGTTCGACGGCGGCGACTGCGTTCTTCTGTGCGGTTGAGAGTGAGCCGAAGTAGGTCTCGACGCCGGAGAACCGTGGCTCCGGGGAGCCTTCGAGTAGGTAGTTGGCGAGGGCGAGCGTCTGCGTGTCGTCGGAGAGGAGCGAGTCGGTGATGGTCTCGGCCTGTGTGAAGTAGAGCGCGATCGACGCGTTATCGGTCGCGGTTTGTGCGGTTCCTCCGGGGCGTTGGACGGTGACTCGATTCAGGACGGTATCGGTCGAGAAGTCGACGAACACCTCCCGGTAGGGCGTCCCGATGCCGTCGTCGGCGAACGATACCGCCGGGGCGGAGAGCGTGTTGCCGATGCGCGGCTGAAAGACGAGATCGCCGTCGGATGCCCGGACGAACAGTCGACCTCGTTCCGCGTCGTCCACCTTGCGTAGATAGTCGAGGGCGTTCGTTCCTTCGGTGATCGCATAGTTCCCGAGTGTGGTCGTCCCGGTCGTGATGTCTCGAAGGCTCGCACTCCATCCGACTTCGGTCCGGTCGAGGACCGTGGTCACGCGCGCCGAGGAGAGTTCCGCGGACGGGGTGAACGATGAGAGGAACGAGTTCGCGAGGATGAAGAGGTCGTCGGCTGCGATGATCGTGACGGTCGGAATCTGTTTCGGGCCGACGTAGTCATAGGTGAAGTCGACGACGCGACCTCGGAAGATGACGGTCGAGTTCCGGGTGACGCGTATCTGACGCAGCGGGGACAGTCCGGGCGTGTCGTCGAACTCATCCCAGTAGATGCTCGCTTCGTTGTAAGGGTCGAATGCCCGCGTGAGGTCTTGGGCGACGATGACGGCCCGCCCGGGTGCGATCGAGTCGGTCACTTTGCGTTTGCCTCGGAAGATGTCGACGGAGTTCACGGTGATCTCCGAGAACTGGTCGACACCGTCGAGGACGTACGTCGTTCCGTCGAGGAGTCCCTGCTGCGTGTCGTCGAGCGTGAAGCCGTCGCCGAATCCGACGTCGAGTTCGACGGTAAGCGTCCCGCCCGTGATGATGTTCGAGGGCATGGCTTAGACGGCGATCGCGACGTCGATCGGCCCGGAGACGAGGTTGTACTGCTGAAGGGCGTCGACGATGAGGTTCGGAAGGTTGGCGTCCGCGGAGACGGTGTTTACGGTGATGTTCACTTGGGAGACGCCTCCGGTCATGCCGTCGAGTAGGGCTTCGTTGCCCATCGCCGCACCGAAGCCGCCGCCTCCGCCTCCGAAGACTTCTGTCGAGCCGATGATGCCGATCTGTCCGGTCATGTCGACCGGGGTCGGGGCGACCGTCCTAGTACCGCCACCTCCGCCACCTCCGCCGCCCGTCTCGGGGATGATCGTCGGGACGGTTGGAGGCACGAATCCGGCCTCCTCGAAGCCGCGGGACACTGCCGGGGTCGTAACGGTTGCGGCCCCGGTTGGGGCGGTCGGTGCGGCCCCGAGGCTCGGGGCGGTGAACGAGACGCCCGAGATGGGCGAGATGTCGCCGAGGCCGGGGATCTTGTTGTAGGCGCGGATGATTGCGTTGACGAACGCGATTGCGCCGTTCACGATGCTCTCGAATGTGTCGAGTATCGACCCGGCTACTTTGATGAGGAAGGAGCCGAGTTTGCCGAACGCTCCCATGAGTGAGAAGACGACGTCGATCACCGGACCGATTGCGGTCGCGACTACGTCGAACGCGAACCCTAGAACCTTGATCAGGACCGGGGCGACGTACTGCTGAATGAATCCCATCGCGGCGCGGAGGTACTCGACAAACTTCTGAATGTTCTCTTGATTGTCTCGAATCTTGTCGGTCACGACCTCGAAGATCTTCCGCCATCCGTCGAGGACTTTGATCGCGACGTCGCGGATCACCGGGACGACTTGCGTCTGAATGATTTCGACGAGACGCTGAATGAACGGGATCATGTGGTCGCGTACCGCGGGGACGACTTTGTCGGTGATGAAGTCGGCGAGCGTCTCGAAGGTCCGTGAGATAGCGGGACCGTAGCGGTCGGCGAACGCTTGGAACGTCGGGATGATCGTGTTCAGGAAGTACTCCGAGAGACTGGTGAGGACCGGGAGGACGTAGTATCCGATCTGCTCGACGAGTTCGGACATGAAGACTTTGAGTCGGGACATCTGCCCGGCGAACGTGTTCGCGTTCACGGTCGCCGCACCGCCGAACGTGCCGCCGAGAATGTTGAGGACGTCGTTCATACTGGCGCCGTCTTTGATGACTGTCTTCATCTCCGGCGATAGCGCTTGGAGCGCTCTCATGTTTCCCTGATAGCCCTTCGCGAGGGCGTCGGCGACGGTTGTCGCGTCCATCTGGAGAGCGGTCGAGATGTCGAGGACTAGGGAGAAGTCACGGTTCGCGGTCTCGACGTCTTTCGTTCCGCGGACGAGTGCGGCGTAGGCGGGTCGGAGTTTGTCGTCGGCGACTCCGGTCGCGAGACTCATCTTCCCGATCTGTTCGTCGATGGCTTTCACCATGTCGCGCGATGCCCCGGTCGCGTTCTCGATGGAGAGCGCCATCTGCTCGAAGGACTGTTGGTCTTCGGCGGCGGCCTTAGCGGCGACTCCGATCGCGGCGGCTGCCGCCCCGAATCCTGCTGCGGCGACCGCGCCGATCTTCGTGAACGATGAGCCGAGACGCCCGAGAAGACCTTCGGATTCCTCGACTGAGTTCTTCAGCGGGGCCGCGTTGCCGGAGATCGTGACGGAGATCAGTGCCATCAGCGGATTCTCTTGTCTTCGAGGTCGTGCTTCTTGATGAGGGTGTCGACGAGTTTCTCGTAGCGTTCCTTGATCTCGTCGCGCCGCTTGTCGATCGCGTCATAGAAGAACGGTTGCGGCTTGATACGTCGGGCAGGCCAACCGAAGTGAATCGGTCCCGCATAGTTCACGCCGTAGCCTCCGGCCTTCACCCGGGCGGACTTCTTCGTCGCGGCTTCCCGGACTGATGAGGCGAGCGCCCCGGAGAGGACGGGGACGAACGCCTTCGAGTCCCCGGCGACGACGGCGGCGATCGTCTTGTTCACGGAGAGGAACTCGGCTGCCTGATAGTCGACGTCCTCGGAGAGTTTCTTGAGTTGCCGCTGAACGGACGAGAGCCCTTCGACCTTGACGCCGCCCTCCCGCGCGGTGCGGTAGCCGAAGGTGCCAGTCGTTGCCATGTCTACCGTCTCCGTTTGTCGAGTTTCTGCGCTCCATCGTAGAGCGCGCGCAGCACCTCCGGAGGTGTCCGCATGAGTGCGAGCGGGTCGATCGTGGTCTTCAGTGCGAGGTCCGCGATCTCTTTCGCGACCCCGCCTCCGGGGATCGTTAGTTTCCCGGGCCGTCTTCCTGCCCGACGGACGCTACGGATTTGATCCATTCGTCGAACGGTTTCACGACGGCGCCGGAGTTCTTCTCGGCGAGCCACGCCAAGTAGTAGAGGCTTTCCATCTTCGGCTTGATCGCCGGGTCGAATGCGGCAGAGATCGAGACTTTCGCCCATCGCTCGAACGCGATCTGCGAGTCGGCGTAGACGGGGAAGGTTTCGGAGGTTCCGTCCTTCCGCTTGATTGTGACGGAGATGTCGAGCATCTGTTAGGCGACCGCCTGCGCGATCGAGCCGCCCTCATACGTTGCCGTGATCTGGAAGAGCGAGCCGACTTCGACGACGAGCGGTAACGAAGTTAGTACCGCGTTCGAGTGTGTGTATCGTGGCGAACTCGCACCGGGCGCGGACGTCTTCGGTTCATAGACGATCGACACTTTGGAGCCGATGTCGCCGAAGAGCGATTGGGCCGCTTCCCCGGTTGAGAAGTCGCCGAGGACGGTGAACGTCGTCGACGAGTTCTCCAAGCCTGCGACGAACTGGCGCGACGTATCGGCGAGACTCGTCGATTCGAGACGGTCGACGTTCTTCGTCATGGTGATCGAGACGAGTTGATCTTTCAGGTCGACCGAGTCGACGGTGAAAGTCGCGGCGGCTCCGAGGAAGGTTGCGGTAGGCATGATGCGAGTCTAGTCCTTGTCTGCGTCTGAGGCGTCCTTGCGGGCTCCTCGTGGTTTCTTGTCCTCATCGTAGGGGACGACGAGTCCTTTCTGGAGTGCGCGTTCCGGTTCGGTGCCGAGCGCCCGGAGACCGTCGCCGGAGATGATGTCTCCCTCGGCGGTTCCTGCGAGGCGGCGGGACGTGACGCGATACTTCACGAGGACATCCTAGCCGTAGCACACTACGGAGAAACGGTAGGCGAGCATCTCGACGCCAGAGACTGCCATCGCGACCGGGTCGGCGGTGCGGCAACGGATCGAGGAGACGGAACCTCCGAGAGTCTGGTCGGCTTCGATCTTCGTCTTGATCGAGTTGGCACCCGTCCCGGTGAGGAGTCCGTCGAGGTAGTCCTGCGCTGCGCGTTCGCTCATACGTCCGGCGATGACGATCACGTCGAGGGTCGCGGTGTCTGCTCCGCGCGCCATGACGAGATCCCATTCCATCGACAGTTGTCCGACGACGGCGGCGGGCGGGACGATGTTGTCCGGGATGGTGTCGTAGACGCGTAGCCCGGTGATGTTGAGCGCGGCTTTCATCTTGTCGCGGACGGTTGACGGCGTCACGCGACGACCTCGCGACGGTAGGCGCGGACGATCGCGGAGATGTCTCGTCCGAGCGGGCTCATGCGGATCGCGCCGAGTTCGGAGAGGCCGAGGACTCCGCCGACCGATGAGGCTCGCTTGACGTAGTCGGCGGACAGAATGAGGCAGGCCTCGACGATGTCGTCCGGCGGGACGCCGAGGTACCATCCGAAGCGCGCCGTCACTTGGACCTGCGGTCGGCGGTTCGTCGGAAGCGGGAACGTATCGGATCCGACCATCGTTATCTGTGTGTAGGGCCACCCGCGCTGAGGTGCCGTCACCGGGTCGAGAATGTAGTCGACGTTCAGGGTTTGGATGTCTGTGTAGTTGCCGTTGCCGTCTGCGTCGAACGCGACGACGAGGTTTGTCGTGTCTGCGATGTCGTCGACCGTCAGACGCCAGAAGTCGTAGGTTCGGTAGAGGCGCGCGGTCGCGTTCGTGTCCCGGTAGAAGCGGCGATTCGCGATCCGGTCGATCGTCCGGGACGACGCCTCGATCGCTTTCTCGATGGTCGTGGTCTCGTCGGCGGTAATCGTACTCATGTTCGCGTACGCCTGAAACTGGGCGAGGGTCGCGTAGCCGTTCGTGATCGCCATGTCTAACGCTTCTTTCTCTTCCGCTTCGGTGGAGATGAATCGCCCCGGGCCGGAAGCGGATCATCCGAGACGCTTCGACGTAAGGAGGCGAACGGAGCGTCGGGGATGCCGACCCGGGACGAAGCCTTCGTTGAGGTTCGTCCGCTTCGGAAGCCTGCGGAGACTCGGATCATGCCGCTACCGATCCGAGCCTTCCGCGAGGCTTTCGAGTTAGAAGGACGGAGTGACGAGGCCCGTTCCGCCGATGAGGGCGAACGCGTTCGGGTAGCGGTTCGCCGTGTAGGCGGAGTACCCGTAGACGACCATCTTCACTTCGAGTTCCGCCGACTTGACGTCCTCGAAGCGCAGCATGAAGGGCGCGTTTGCGGTTTCCCACAGGTGCGACTCTTGCGTGTTGCCGATGATGATGACGTCCTCGTTCGAGCCTGCGCCGTTCGTCGTGATGACGTTGGCGTCGGTGATGACCGGGAGTCCGGCGATCGAGTAGCCCGAGTTGCCGTAGACGACGGAGCCGTTGCCGACGCCGACTGCGTTCTGCGGACCGTTCGAGGTTGGCAGTGCCAACGGGCGACCCTGATCGTCTGTCGCGGAGAGGATCCACGCAAGACGGCGGGGGTGCATGAGGATGAAGTTGGGACCACCGAAGTAGTTCGTCTGGATGCGCTGAACTCCGTCGAGGAGTTTGGGGTACAGTTCCTTCACCGTCGGCGATGCGTCGGTGTAGGTGATTACCTGCGTAATGACGTTGGTCAGAGACGCGGCGTTCCCGGTGACGTACTCGTTGTCGAGTTTCGTGTGGTAGGCGCTGACGAGGTCGGCCATGACGAGCGAGTCGATTCCGGTCCCGCGTTCGAGAGCCTGACGGCTGACGTTCTGCTGACCTGCGATCGTGTTCACGGTGACGTCGAGTTTCGTGTCGTCCATGTTCGTTTCCTGAACGGCGGAGCCTTCGGACTGGACGGCGACTGCCGATCCGGTCGTGACCTTCGAGATCGACAGGGTGAGGCCTGCGTTCGGGAGAGTGTGCTTACGCGAGGCATCCATGAAGGGACGCCCGGCGCGGGCGAACGGAGCCGCGAGGTCGGTGAGGAACTGCGGGACGACGAGCCCGGCGAAGTTCGCCGAGGTGACGTCGCGCTTCTCGATCTTCTCCTCGTGCTGATGGCGGGCGATGCGCTCACGCGCCTCGAAGTCGCCGAGGACCTGAGCGGCGAAGGCGTCGCGGAGGAACGAGAAGTCGCCATCGGGGCGGTAGGTGCGCTCTTCGCGGGTGACGCGAGCCGGGGCGGCGTCACGCTTCTCGACCTTCGAGCCGTCGACCTTGCGGGCGAGTTCGGCTGCTGCGGCCTTGCGGGTTTCGATGTCGGTGACTTGCGCGATGCGCTCGTCGAGTTTCTCGATTTCCTTCGCGAGGGCGGCGACGTTCGCCGTCTCGACGTCGGAGATGTCGCGGTTCTCTTCCGCCGCGCGGTTGAGGGTTGCGTCGATGAGGTCGGCCTTCTGCGAGCGCTGCTCGTGGAGGCGGGAGAGGAAGGTGTTCACGGATGTTGTCCTTGTCGTGGTCGTGGTCGTGGTGATGT